GGACCTGCTTTAGAATCTTTATACAAAGGTGTTAGTGCATTTACTGGTGATAGTTTATTGGATAAAGCAGGTAAGTTTCTTGGAGGCTTATTTGGAGGCGGCGGATCTACTAGTGGAATGAAAGAGATTGCCGAAGGATTACAAGACTTTAAAGATGTTGATGCATCAGGTTTAGAAAGTATTGGTAAAGGCTTAGAAGGTATTACTAATTTTGTTAAGACAATGGAAGATGCTGACGTTGATAAAACAAACGATAAAATTGAAAAACTAATTAAGAACCTTAAAGAATACCAAAAACAAACAGCCAATATGTCAGGTGATATGTCAGCCAATTTATCAGCCACAATGAAAGGAGTCATGTCTGACTCGGGTGCGGCGACAGATAAGTTAAATAGTAGTATGCAAACGTTAATTGAACTTGTACAGGCAGGAAACAAGATTGAAGAGAAACAACTAAAAGAGTTGGAGAATAGTTAAAATGAGTTGGAAAAGGTATTTTACACCAGTAGATACAAAAGCAGGTGGTGAAGGAAATTATAGTCCGTTAGGTGGTCCAGGAAATCAGGGCATGGGTCCAGCTCAAGCAAATTATAGTTCTTACTTGCCAGATGTATATGTTGGTTCACCAAATCGTGTTGAACGATATGGCCAATATAATACTATGGATATGGATTCGGAAGTAAATGCCGCATTAGATATTCTTGGAGAATTTTGTACACAACAAAACAAGCAAAACAAAACTCCATTTAAAATGGACTTTAAACAAAAAGCTACAAATTCAGAAATTACAGTACTTTCACAATACTTACAGCAATGGTCTAAGTTACAAAAGTTTGAAACTAGAATGTTTAAAATCATTCGTAACACTTTTAAATATGGTGATGCATTTTTTATTAGAGATCCAGAAACTAAAAAATTGTTTCATGTTGATCCTGCAAAAGTATCACGTATTATTGTAAATGAATCAGAAGGTAAGAAACCAGAACAATATGTTATTAGAGATGTAAACTTAAACTTTACACATATGGTAGCTACAACTCCACATCAGACTAGCGGTAACGTTACTGGTGGAGGTGACGGTTATTTAACAGGCGGCGTTAGAGGACAAGTTGGTGCACCAAACCAACATACAAGTGCAGGAAGATTTACTAAAGACCTTAAAGAAGTTACAGTTGATGCTAAGAATATAGTACACCTTAGTTTGTCAGAAGGATTAGATAATAATTTTCCATTTGGTAATTCATTACTAGAAAGTATTTTTAAAGTTTACAAACAAAAAGAATTATTAGAAGATGCAATTATAATTTACAGAGTACAACGAGCACCAGAACGTAGAGTATTTTATGTTGACGTAGGTAACATGCCAAGTCACTTAGCTATGCAGTTTGTTGAAAGAGTAAAAACTGATATCCATCAACGAAGAATACCTTCGTCAAGTGGTGGAGGACAAAATGTTATTGATAGTGCATACAATCCATTATCAATAAACGAAGATTACTTTTTCCCACAAACAGCAGAAGGAAGAGGATCAAAAGTTGAAACATTACCAGGTGGTACTAACTTAGGTGAGATTGACGACTTAAAATATTTTACTAATAAACTTGTACGTGGATTACGTATTCCAAGTTCTTACTTACCAACTGGTCCAGATGATGGACAAAGTAATTACCAAGACGGTAGAGTTGGCACAGCATATATTCAAGAATTACGTTTTAATAATTACTGTGAGAGATTACAAAACTTACTTACAGAAGAATTTAACCAAGAATTTAAACGTTATTTGATAGAAAAAGGTGTAAACATTGATACTGCAATGTTTGATCTTAGAATGCAACCACCACAAAACTTTGCAAGTTATAGACAAAGTGAACTTGATAATGCTCGTGTACCAACGTATACACAAATGAGTGCTATACCTTATATTTCAAATAGATTTGCATTAAAACGTTTCTTAGGAATGACAGAAGAAGAACTTGCTGAGAATGAACGTTTATGGAAAGAAGAAAACGACGAGAACTTAACACCATTACCAACTGACGCGGCAGGAGAAATGAGAACTGCTGGAATTAGTGGAGCAGGTATAGGTGCTGATATGGGCGGAATGGAAGACGTTGATCCTGAAGCTGAAGTACCACCTGAAGATGGTGGAACAGCTCCTGCACCAGAAACAGCAACTGGAGGAGCGGACGATGGCGGTGCTACACCACCTCCCGCATAAATAGTAGTATGACAATGTTGCGAGAAATATTTTACTTCGATAAAGAAACACTCGAGCCAGTGGATAATAAACAATATGATCCTATTGACGACGAGTCTATTGTTCAACGTGACGATACTCGCAAAACAAGATTAACCTTGCGTCAAATTAATAAAACCCGCAAAGCGGCAGAGTTACATTCTGAAGAACAAATAAAAGAACTTGACTTCGTACGCCAAATGTACGGAATAGCCGCGAACGCCGAACAGGCAGTTTAATACTATGCCCAGATCTACTGTGGCATTTGTTATTGGAAATGGCACAAGTCGTAAACCTATCAACTTACATAAATTAAAACCATTTGGTCAAATATATGGCTGTAATGCTTTATATAGAGAGTTTGATCCTGATTATCTAGTAGCTGTTGATACTAAGATGGTTAACGAAATTAATGCTGTAGGGTGGCAACTTACACACGAGGTATGGACAAATCCTAATAGAGTTTATAAAGATTTTAATAAATTTAACTACTTTGACCCAAGTTTAGGATGGAGTAGTGGGCCTACGGCACTACATTTAGCTAGTGAAGAAGAGCGTAATCATAATGAAATCTATATTTTAGGCTTTGATTATAAAGGTACTAAGGTTAATAATAAGATTAATAACATATATGCAAACACAAAAAATTATAAAACATCTGAAGATACAGCAACATATCATGGTAATTGGGCTAGACAAACAGGTATTGTAATTCAAAAAAATCCAAATAAGAGATATATACGTGTAGCAAGTAAAGAAGAACCCTACTTGCCAGACAACTTAAAAGTGTGGGGGAACCTGCATCACATGTCAATTGAAGAATTCCAGGATTTTTTCAAGATCCTATAATCTTAATGTAAAACGGCCCGTTTTAGGCCGATAACCACGTACTTTTTCCCATATAGTGTAAATATATTAGACAGCAATACCACATCTAAAACAACAGGAGGAGAGAAAAAATGGCTGAGAAAAATAAATTTGAAGCGATGCTTGAAAAGTTAATCGCGGAAGACCGCACTGGAGCGGAAGAACTATTTCATGAAATAGTTGTTGAAAAATCTAGAACAATTTACGAAAAACTTTTGGACGAAGATATGCCAGAAGTTGAAGTCGACGAAGCAGACAAAAAAGATGCTGAAGTTGATGAAAAAGAAGATACGGAAGCTAAAGAAGACGATAAAGTCGACGAAAAAGCTGACGAAGACGAAAAAACTGATGAAAATGACGAACAAGAAGTTAAAGAAGAACTTGTTGACATTACACCAGTAGAAGACGTTCCTACTGAAGCAGGCGACGAAATGGGCGGCGATCCAACAGATGCTATGATCGGCGACATTGAAGACGCAGGCGACGAAGAAGGTGATGATGAAGGCGATGCGGGCGACGATGAAGATTTAGAAGACCGTGTTGTTGATTTAGAAGATGCACTTGATGACCTTAAATCTGAATTTGATTCTATGATGGATGATAAAGACGGTGACGACGATGACGGCGAAGAAGGTCCAGAAATGGATATGGACGCTGGAGACGACGAAGAAGGTGATGAAGATGGCGAGGACGAGGCTGTTGAAGCTGGATCCGATCTTGAGTCAGAAAAACCTGCATTTGAAGGAAAAGAAGCGAAAGCTAATGCTCCTAAAGATCAGACCGAGCTAATGCGTGAGTATGTGAATAAAATAGCTGATGAACCTAAAAAAGGTGACAACGGCGCTAACACAAAATCACCAGTAGCAAATAAAAATGACATGGGCGGCACAGCCGCTAACATTGCCAAAGGCGGAGAAGGTGGTGGTTCAAATTCTGGACTAACTGGCAACGATGCTAAAGAAGATTCAGCTGGTAACGTAAACGTTCCAGGTGGAAAGGCAAGCAAGTCATTAAAATCTAACTCAAAAGGCCACGGTACCGAGAAAAAGGGAAAAGGCGAAGAAGGCGGAACTAATACTGATTCAGTAATTGGTTCCTAATGATAAGGAATAATGTGTTGCACAATTTACGTGAGAACTTAACATTCGACCAAGCTAAAATGGTTATTGAGACTACCGAGAACGCTAAGGGTGGTAAAGATCTTTTTTTAAAAGGTATTTGCATCCAAGGCGGGGTTAAAAACGCCAACCAACGTGTTTACCCTGTTACCGAGATAGGTAGAGCTGTCAACACTCTCAATGATCAAATTACAGGTGGATATTCAGTTCTTGGCGAAGTTGATCATCCAGAAGGCCTTAACATTAACTTAGACCGCGTAAGCCATATGATCGCAGAGATGTGGATGGATGGCCCAAACGGTTACGGAAAACTTAAAGTATTACCAACGCCGATGGGACAATTAGTTTCAACAATGCTGGAAAGCGGTGTTAAACTAGGCGTCTCATCACGTGGTAGCGGAAATGTTACAGAAGACGGATCCGGACAAGTAAGCGACTACGAAATAATCACAGTAGACGTAGTAGCTCAACCCAGTGCTCCAGGGGCATACCCAACCCCAATATACGAGCATTTACTGAATACTCGTGGGGGGTATAAGGCTATGAACTTGGCTCGCGAAGTACAAGGCGACAAAAAGGCACAAGACTATTTAAAGAATTCTTTGATGAATATCATCAAAGGGCTCCAGTAATAAGGAGAATATAATGTTGGACGCACTGAAATCACTCTTTGAAAACAATGTAATTTCCGAAGAGATCAGAGTTGAAATTCAAGAAGCATGGGACAAAAAGATTGCTGAAGAGCGCCTTTCTGTAACAGCTGAACTTCGCGAAGAGTTCGCATCTAAGTATGAACACGATAAAGCACAAATGGTTGAAGCTATCGATTCTATGGTGAGCGATAAATTAGCAGAAGAAATTTCCGAGTTCACTGACGATCGCAAACAGTTAGCAGAAGCAAGAGCAAAATATGCCATTGCTATGCGTGAAAACGCAAACTTGCTAAAAGAGTTTGTTATGCAGTCTTTGAAAAAGGAAGTCACTGAATTACATGATGACCAAAAGGTAATGTCAGATAAGTTTGGCAACCTTGAGGAATTTGTTGTAGAAGCTTTGTCTAAAGAAATTGCAGAGTTCCAAGAAGATAAGAAAGACTTAGCTGAAACGAAAGTACGATTAGTACGTGAAGCTAAGAAACATCTCAATAAAGTTAAATCAACTTTTGTTGAAAAAAGTGCTAAATTAGTATCAGACGTTGTTGGCAAAGGACTTACAAAAGAAATTAGTCAACTTAAAGAAGATATTGATTCAGCTCGTAAGAATGACTTTGGTCGTAAGATTTTCGAAACTTTTTCAAACGAGTATGCTAACAGCTACTTGAATGAAAAATCAGAAACTGCTAAACTATTGAAAGTTGTTGATCTTAAAGATAAGCAAATTGAAGAAGTTAAAGCAGAAGCTGAAGAAAGCAAGAAAATTGTTGAAAGTAAAGACGCAGAAATTAATAAAATTTCTGATGCGGCTAAAAGAAAAGATATCATGAATGAACTAACTGCTCCTTTGAGCAAAGATCAACGTGAAATTATGAAAGACTTACTGGAAAGTGTACAAACTGACAGATTAGTAAAACAATTTGACAAGTACATGCCGGCAGTTATTGACGGGAAGACTCCAGAGAAGAAAAAGGCGACATTAACCGAAGCAGAGGCAAAATCAATCACAGGCAATAAAGAAGAATCTAACGTTAGTAGTGTAAGCTCGGAAGCCAACAAAAATATTGTTGATATTCGAAGACTTGCAGGATTGAATTAAGGAGAAAACAATGTCAGAACTACTAGAAAATCGCTGGCAGGATACCAAAACCGCTCTTTTAGAAGGCCTTCAGGGCAATAAGAAAGCAGTAATGGCAAGTACTCTTGAAAACACACGCAAGTGGTTGAATGAGACTGCAGGAGCTGGCGCTACGTCAGCCGGTAATGTTGCAACTCTAAATAGAGTTATCCTACCAGTAATCAGACGTGTTATGCCGACTGTAATAGCCAACGAATTAGTTGGTGTACAGCCGATGACAGGTCCAGTGGGTCAAATCCACACACTAAGAGTACGTTACAGTGACGCGAGTGACGGTAACGAAGTAGGTGAAGAAGCACTTTCACCATTTAAGATTGCGGCGGCTTATTCCGGTAATGCCACAGACGCAACTCCAAAAGGTGGCGCAACAGCGGCACTTGAAGGGGAAGCTGGCAAGAAGTTAAGCATCCAAATCTTAAAGCAAACAGTCGAAGCAAAAACCAGAAAGCTATCAGCTCGCTGGACTTTTGAAGCGGCTCAAGATGCTCAAGCACAGCAAGGTATTGATATCGAAGCAGAAATTATGGCGGCATTAGCCCAAGAAATTACTGCTGAAATTGATCAAGAAGTTCTTGCATCATTACGTGCTTTAGCAGGATCGGCACAACAAGCATACGATCAAAATGCTGTAAGTGGTACTGCAACTTTCGTCGGTGACGAACATGCGGCTTTGGCTGTAATGGTTAACCGCGTTGCAAATACTATTGCTCAGCGTACACGTCGTGGTGCTGGTAACTGGGCTGTGGTTTCACCACACGCTCTTACTGTACTACAATCAGCTACAACTTCAGCGTTCGCAAGAACAACTGAAGGCACATTTGAAGCTCCAACAAATACTAAATTTGTAGGAACACTAAACGGTGCAATGAAAGTATATGTTGATTCATATGCGGCTGATAGTATGGACGTACTTGTTGGTTACAAAGGTACTTCAGAAGCAGACGCTCCAGCGTTCTACTGCCCATACATTCCTTTAATGTCAAGCGGTGTTGTGTTGGATCCATCTAGCTTTGAGCCAGTTGTAAGTTTCATGTCAAGATATGGATATGTTGAGTTAAACAACACAGCATCATCTCTTGGTAATGCGGCTGACTACTTGGGTAGAGTATCTATCGCGAACGTAACATTCTCTTAAGTCTTAAGAGATTATTACATTTTGGAAGGGCGGCTTTATGTCGCCCTTTCTTTTTGACATTTTTTCCTATTTTGGATAACCTTTTTACACTTTCCGATTGACTTTTAATATAAACGGTGTTATATTAGTAATATAAGCATTAGAAGAGTAATTAACTTCTAATTATAGTGCAAGGAAGAGGCTCCTACCAAAAGAGTCGAACTTGACTGTCCAGGGGTGGTACCCAGGGTTTGTAGTAGAAATACGCAGGCTCACATCGCATTAACCCGCGGGGATAGGTTGTACGGTTTAGAAATGGTATTTCGGTCCGTGCTTGTAGGTGTACCCAAGTCCTACCTATTTTGCTTATTTTATACGCCCTACATATTCATATGTGGGGTTTTCTTTTGACTATACACTCATATTGATAAATATAACAGTATAAGGACGCAATTTTGCGTTTTATGGGGACACAACCCCGTAGACTTAGAACGTTGACAAAGGAGAAAAAAAATGGGAAGACCACTAAACAAAAGGTACTTTACAGATGCGACAACAGGCGCAACTGCAGGTGCTAATGAAATCAAAGTAAATTTTCATAACGGAACAGCAGTAAAAGAAGGTACTATTATCAGACAAAAAGGATCTAAAAAATTCGTAGTTGCTGAAACAGGTGCCGCGGACACTGAGTTCACTTGTACATTAAAAACTGGCGTATTACCAGCGGCTTTAAGTGCTGGCGAAATGTCAATTACAGCTTTAGGTAGCGATTCAGAAACTTATGGTGTAGCAAAGATTGCCGGCCATAAAGTTACACTTGCACAACCAAGTGCAACTGGATCTAATGCATTAGACGGACTCGCACAAACATGGCAAATGGGGTCAGCCGCATCTTCAGGCATAGTTAGAATTGAAGAAGCAGGTGATGATGACGTTGATAATGCTGATGACGACGACTTTACTGATGACGCATAATTAAAATTATAAGGAGCCCGAGTAATTTCGGGCTTCTTATTTTAATGATAAATACTAGGAAGCGGAGCAAAGATTATGGGTAGACCAGTAAATAAAAGAAATTTCGGGGAAGGTAATGGAAAAATTCAAGTTACCCGATATTTCTTTACTAGTGCATCTGAATCAAATACTAAAGCATGGATTGTGTCACAACGATCTACAAACAAATTTAAAGTATCAGATGGTACAACTACTGAAATATTAACTTTAGTTAATAAAGCCGCTGGTACATTAGTAGCAGGCGATATGGTAATTGACGGCGTGTTAGATGACTCTACCGTTGTACAAATTACAAAAATTTGGAATAACAATTGTCAGTACGAAGGTACTACAAGAGGAAAAATGGTTATCGGTGGCAGTGATGCTGGCGGTGAAGATGATGCTGTAACAAATACAGTAACAGTTGATGGGCAATAGATAAATGGCAAAAACAATACAAACATCTGATAATTATACTATTAGAACAGCCGATGACGGAGTTATAACTCTTGATACAGGATTAAAAATAGGACAAGTTAGAATTACTGGCGACCTTGTTGTATCTGGACAACAAACTACAGTAAACACAACTGAGATGACTATTAATGACAATATTATTGTTATTAATTCAAACGAATCAGGAACAGGTATTACGTTAGGTGAAGCAGGAATTAGAATTGAACGTGGTAGTTTAGCCGACGTACAATTTTTATTTAATGAATCTATTGTTTGGAATGATCCAGTAAGTAATACAACTAAGACAGGTGCTTTTGTTCTTAAAGATGAATCCGGTGGTAACATAGGATTAGAATGTAGAAGTATTAGTACAGGTGGCGGAGATTTATTTTTAATTAATAGTGGCGCAGGTGTAATTAGTGTTAGTGGTACTAACAATTACGAAAATCAAGTTACAGATGATGACCATATACCTAACTTGAAAAAAGTTACAGATGATATTGCAACGGCACTTGCTACTTACAATATTAATAGAATTAGATCAGGCGATCCAAATATACCTTCTTCTTTTACTGATGTTGTTACATTTGATGACGATGGAGTAAGTACAAGTACTGTAACAGTAAGGGTTGACGGGACTACAGGTGCTATATTCTACGAAGATAGAGCAGAGATAAAAGATATAAGAATAACAGGAACTACAATAGAAACAACAGTTAGTTCAAGCGATTTAGTTCTTTCAGCACCAGGAACTGGTTCAGTTGTAATTGACGACCAATTACAAATTAAAGCAACACCAGGACCAGACGATGCTACAATAGATCCAGCCGCACCAACTGATGGACTTGTATTATACGTTAAAACGCCAGGAATAGGCAAAACTGGCTTATTTTATGTAAATAGTAGTAGCGTTCGAGATGAAATTATAAGTAAAAATAGATCATTACTTTTGAGTATGATCTTTTAAGGATAGAAAACAATGGCAATAGCACAAGCAACTTTATCAGGAACACCAACAGTACTTTTAACAGTACCAGCAGGAAAACAATACGCTATTACAACTCTTATGGTGTGTAATTTTGCGGCGGCTGGTGTCCCTGCAAACAACTCACAATTTGATTTACACTTTGTACAAAACGGTGCGGCTTTATCCACACTAAATCAAATTGTAAAAGACCTACCAGTACCAGGTGGCGAAACATTTACTTTTGACTCTGAAAAAATTATTTTAGATGCAGGTGATACTGTTCAGCTACAAGCACAAGCACCTTTTAATTTATCTGTTACTGTTAGTTACTTGGAAGTATAATGCGATATATAAAAGCACAATCAACTAATGCCCGTGGCATTTATGGCAAAGACGATATCCGTAGAGATGTTAATGGTCAGATTGTCCTTGATAGTACAGATATGATGATGGTTCCAAAAGGAACTTTGGCACAAAGAACAACTACAGCATCAAATGGTCATCTTCGTTATAATACTGATAGTAATGTATTTGAAGTTTACCAAAATGGATCTTGGGCACCCCTAAGAAGATTTGAACCAGCAAGTATTGTTCAACAAGCATTAGGTAATGGTGACGACGTTGAAACAAAGTTTGGACCATTAGTTAATGGTGACACATATAATCCAGCACCATTGGCGGCACAGAATATTATAGTTCTTATTGAAAACGTATTTCAACTAGCAACTACAAACTATGTATTAGAACAAAATCCAGGTGGTTATGCCGCTGGATGGTATGTAGTATTCGGAACAGCAGTTCCAACAGGTAAACCCGTAACAGTCCTTCATAACTACGATAAGTAACTTACGATAAATATAACATAGAGGGAAGTTATATTATGGCACAAGTTGCAAGAATCTCAGGTCCGCTATTAGCGGCAAATCTAAAAAGAACACAAGCTAATCTAGCCTTTGATAATGACTTATTATATGTAGGTCATTTAACAGGTAAGATAGGTGTTCGAACTTCTACTCCAAGTACAGAATTAAATGTTTCAGGACAACATAGAGCTACTCATTATTATGCTGATCGACTTACCGGTGGCAACATTAAATTTGATACTACTGGAGCTTCAAGTGTAGTTGGTAATATTATTTTAAACTCCCAAGGT